TCGATTGGTGAGCGTCGTTGACCACCCGGATGTAAACTTCGTCGCATTATATCACCTCAAGAATGTAGTAGTGTATCGTAAGCAATGACTTTTACATGCTTTGGTAGAATCTTCAAATCAGTCTTGATTGGCCCTTTATCCTCGGGTATCTGTAGAGGGGCTTCACTGATGATGTAGTCATCAATAACCACGTAAACCTCTTCACGATTTGCTCCAGCCCCGTTTTTCACAAGGTGTAGAGTAATAGGCTCTGAGTAACCGTGAGTTCGGTTGGTGCGGAACTCATGGAACAATAGTGGGTCAGTAACGATAATGCCGAGATTCATCTCATACTCGACTTTACCCTCAACTTGTAGACTCGCATTGCGAGAGCCAGCAAATGGAACTTGCTCAAGTGATTGTCCACCGGCATTACGGCTTTCTGCTTGAGGGTTACCACGCACAGTGTAAAGTGTTTGAATGCCGTTGGTTCCACTCAAAGAGAAGTTTGTAATCTGCGCAAGAGCAATACCAAAAGCAGTAATCGTTCCATTGTAGTAGAAGAACGGCTTCTCAGTATTTGGTGCGATACCAGCAGCCTTTCGCTCAGAAGGCCCATTACCCACATTCTCAAACATACGATGAGCCGTGAATCGGTCACCTTTCTTTTGACCACCAGTAAAATTGGTAGCAGCAGTATTGGCTATATTTTCTGTTATTGTTGTATTGCCCGATGGAATAGCAGCAACTTGAGTAAGTGTAATTGTTTGATTACCATCACCTGTGCCCGAAACAGCACTAACTGTAATCTTTCCATTATGACCATTAGCGTGTTCAATCGCGGCTTTTAGGTCGGCCAGCATAGTGGATTGAGTATCAGCAGCAAGGTTAAGTCCGATTGCTACACCAGTAGTATCTGAATCTGTAACAGCACCTGCTACCACTGAACCAGTGCTTTTGAGAGTGTCTCCTGCTGCAACAACAGCACCAGTCGCAGGGCCACCATCGTTGTTATCAGAAATGAAATAATCTTTTTTTGTGCCATCTGAACTAACAATGTGAATTTTTTGAGCCGCAGTCATACCGTTTGCAGCGTCACCATCAGTTACAGTAATTGTTGCAGTAGCAAGAACAACATCTTCTAAACGACCAGTATCTGTGTAAGCATTCAAAGCATCAAAATCGACTTTCATCATAACTGCTGCCTCAGCATCAGCCTTGAGTTCAAACGATTTTACTTTGCATCCACGGAAGACGCGAGTAAATTGTTTACTATCATTAGCATCACCGGGAGCGTTATTTGTTTGAGAGCCAGTGTATGTATCCGTTCCACTATGACCACCCGTGCCATAAGAATTAACATCATGAGTTCGTAAAGATTGCTCAAGAGCAAATGATGGGATTTGACTTGATGTCCACATTGCGCGTTTTTGTCGATTGGTTATAGTTCCAAAAGTTGCTGCTGTAGTATCAAAATTAGGCGAACCATTTGTAGCAGCATCTTCAAAAGCCACTACTTTCACTGTTTTACCAGCAGTATGGTCGAAGCAAAATGGGTCGTCGACGTAAATACGTCTGTCCGCAGAAACTGTTTCGTCAATAGCAATTACTCGCCTCATTTCAGTGCGTATGCTACTATGGAACTGAGTTTGAGTGCCTGTCCATTTTGTTCTCGCGGCTGGCTCATCTTCGTAGGGAGTAACAACTTCGTCAGTATCTTCAACAACAATATATTCTCCAACTAATGGGTCGTTACTAATAGCCGAGCCAAACGATACATAAGTATCTCCTGCTGCAATTGCTGCTGCTGTAGGTGATACTGTTGCTTTTACAGTAGATGGTGCTACTACTGCCTCAGCACCAAGAGCATAATAAAACCAACGAGCACTGTGCATCATGGTTTCAAGAGAGCCACCTGAGTTCACCATCTTTTGAGGTTCTTGAACCACTACGTTTCGGCCAACACCGACTACATGACTGCGCAGAACCTCTACTGTTGTCTCTGGAACAGAAAGAGTAGCAGCAAGTCCAACAAACTGGTCTGTAAGAACAGTTTCATCAGACGCATCGGCTCCATCATCGTATGCCATTCCAGAATCGAGGGTTGGAGTCGCAAGGCTTTCTATGACGAGACTGTCTCCACTTGCAGAGGCTCCTGTTTCTTTCATTGCAGGAGTGACTTTGATGGTTGTTCCACTGTTCTCGACAATGGTGTAAATATGACCCAACCCAAAATCATCTTGCTCGTAGTCTCCTCCTCCGATAACTCGTAATCGAGAGCCAGCCAGCATTCCTACTGGATATCTAAGTCGGCTTAAACTATCAAAGAAACCAGCACTTGCTCCAGAAAATGTAATTGTGCTCACATCCCCACTGGTAGCGATGCTAAAAGCAAGACCTCCAAAGTGTCCGTGCGAAAGCACTATCCCTGTCTCATGGCCGAATGTGACCTCTGCTAAATCACCCTTGTATACTGTCGATGGCATGCGCTTCCTCCTATGCGATAAGTTCACTGAATATGACTATTTCTATCTGAAAGGTCATTCTGTGGAGTCTCTTGGTCCTATCGGACAAATCTGTGCGGTTTTTGTAAAGTAAGCGGTCGAAGTTAGTTCCGTCGCCTTTTCTCTTAAGATGAACAATACGACGCACCTCGTCTTCCATCTTTTCTAACTGCGCACGTCCTTCCATTGTTCGTATATCTACGCTTACGTTTACACGAGTATGCACGAAGTCATAGAATAACTCGGGTTGTTCCTCTCCGTGTGCTGTTTCGTATAGGAACACAGCGTCACTACGGCCAAGATTGAACCTCTTACCTTTACCTGCGTCTACTGTTGTAATGTCCTGTATCACAGGCTTACGTTGATTGGTGTTACCACGATTCCAGTTGGTGTCCAAGATGGACTGAACAAGTGGTATAGCCTCAGTCGCCAAGTAATTCATCTCCAAATCCCATAGGGGTTACAGCGGCTACTTTCTGCGCACGCATAATTATTGATTGGTAATCTTCATGTTCGGTAGACAAAGGTCTGCCGTCTTTGGTTACTATGACTCCGTCTCCGTTAACTTCGTAACCGTAAGCGTGTGCGTTAGCAACCAAGACAGAACGTCCAGAATCTGTGTATATGGCTGCTTTTCGCGCAGCCTGAACCAAAGGACGCATGAACTTACCAGTCAATTTAGGTAACATATTATTCATCCCTCACTGGACTATATTGTTGGAACTCATTAGCACCGTCTATTGAAGAGTAAGCGAATGGTCCGTCTCCATATCCTGTAGAAAGACGCCCCGTCATTTGAGTGTTTTTCCAATACTCACATTCACCTGCTGCATGCATCATACCTTCTTTAGGACAAGGGTCGTTAGGGCCAAGAACTTGTTTGCACTCACCACAAGGTAAGTATTTACTCTTGAGCACAAGTTGCCATGCTTTCTCTAATGCATCACGACTCATTACAACACCGTCATTACTTCTGTATAGCGTGGTAGCGTTTCAGCCACTTGCTCTTTGAATAGTTGATACTTGGAACCAAGGTCTACGTTTTGTGTTCCTTCTGGAATAAGGACGCTGCGGTCATCAGAAAGAATCAAGTCCATGGCAACCAACTTCGTGCACACATCTTCAATCGCCTTTTCTACATATCGCTCGCCATAGACATATGCTACCTTCACTGCGTTCCATGAGAAATAAGGGTATGAATTATTGAAATAAATAATACCAAGGTCATAATCAGCCCACCAATCACGAAGACGAGCCTCGTCACCTGTTGTTGTTCCGACATAATCTACACTCAATCGTGTTTGATTAACTGTAGCACTGACTGTAGCAGCAGCACTCACATCTCCTACTAAGTCAGCCACACCAGTTAGAACATTACCGCTGATGCTAGTGTAGTAACCTACAGTAGCACCAATAGTAATTAGCCCATAAGGAGCAAAATCAGATGCATCAGTGAGTGTAATGGTAGTTGCACCAGAAGATGAGACAGTTCCTGTAAAAGAATTGGCTCCTGTAATACTGATAGCGTTTGTGTCTGTTACAGCAATCGTAGCATTCTCTCCTGCATCACCACGTCGCATGCTGGTAATCTTCAATTGAGCACCACCATAGTCAGCGTTAGCACTTGCAAGGAACTCATGATGGACGTTTGCTGTAACTGTGCCATCATCTGCACTAGCATCCTCTAACGTAAACGAAGGAGAGAAGGCTATAGCAGACTTACCTACGCGCAAATCTTTGTTGATTAGGTCAGCCAATTGCTGTGCTGTGCTTACAGGGTCAAATTGACCAGAAAATTTACTGTTACCTGTGCCAGTGGTAAGAGTAGCAATACCACCACCACCCGGACACAAGAACACCTTGTCTGTATCAGCGGTTAGTAGAGTGTTATCGAGCACTTTGAGACGCACCTCAGCAGCCCCAATCTCTCTGTAATCTTGTCCCTGCCAAATTTCAAGTCGTAAAACCTGCTGAATGTTTCTAAACAAAAGTGGCACTGTTCCTACATAGTCAGTATAGTATCGTCGACGATAGGGTTTGTATGTATCGAAGTTAAGATACTCAGCCGTCTGTAACATAGGTCTCCATGAGTTATTGGTAAGATTGTCTATCTTGTCTTGTGTGCGCAGAATCAGTCCTTCTACCTGTGACTTGGTCACACCTTTGCGTTTACCATTGGTGAATGATTGTAGATTTTGCACAGTTGCATTGTCTGCTGTATCATAGTCACCTGATACACCACCACTCCATGAGATAACCACATCAGTTCCATCACGAGCAATTGTAGTGATAGTAACAGTCTCGCCAAGTTCCACATCACTAGCCAGTTCTATGCTATCTCCTACTTCAAACCCTACATGTCGATAATCAGATGGACTAATCTTCAACGATGTAGAACTTGTGTTTGAATCGGCTGTAAGAGATACAGGGTCAGGAAAAGGAACTTGTAGAATATCTGCGACTTTCTGCGCAGTTGTGTAATACAATCGGTCAGGGAATAAAGGGCGTGGTGCACGCTCACCTGTGTTGAATACGGAAGGCATGTTTACCTCCCCTGTCTCCTTCTCTGTTCTTGTCTAAGTTCTGCTGCTTTCGCTTTATGCTCTTCTTCTAGCCTTTTTCGTCTTTCAGCAAATGTTTCTTTAGTAGCCGCAGCCGCAGCCTCTGCTTCCTCAGCCTGTCTTCTTGACTCCTCAATCATATCTCGACCACCAGCATCATCAAGTGCTCTGCGCTCAAGGCGACCAAGTGTTTCTTTTTGTGCTCTTTCGCCTTCTCTCTTTGCTTGCTGTTGAGCAAGAACGCGCATCATTTCTGCTGATGCTTTTTCTTGTTGCATTCGCTTAGCATCATCTTCTTCGTTTTTCAGAATACTCCAAGCAAGGTCAAGCGGATTCATATCATTACCTCACGCTTACCAAGATTATACTCCATCGGCTTGTTACATGAACCACATCGTTCTAGATAAAGGAAATGGAGCATACCGCAATACTTGCAGCGTGTGCCAGAACCTATGTTTAGAACGTCTCGGATATTCCGAGAGCGCACATTCTGTTGTTTTATCACACCTTTGAGTCTATCTTTTTCGTCTGAGGCTACTGTTGCACCCTCATCCATCTTCCAACCCTGACGGGCCATCCGATACACTTCTTCTGGCGTCATGTTCCTACCTCAACCCGCGTAGGATACACTCACTAGAATCTGACCACGCTCAGTCATTGTGCTAACATCTGTAACAGATGCAGAAGAACCTGCTAGAACATCGAGAACTCGACCATTTAGCATAGGAGCATGTGTATCACAATACAATTTAGTATCTGCTGAGATAGTAATCGATGCTTTTTCTTGCAGAGTAAAGGTCTCTGGGTCACTTCCTACATTCGTGGCTGTTACCCATCCAATAAAGATAAATCCCGGTCCTGATAGACCTACATCCGTTCTGCGCACGTATAGATTAGTAGCACTATTCTGCTTTGCGTTAGGATTTAGTATACCATTAGCGTTAGCCGTGGTAAAATCTGTATCTGCGTCAGCAGCATCGTTAGTAACGACACTACTTGTTCCTGATGCGTTGATTGTTACTTCTGTCTTCACAGACAATCCTGTATGATAAGGTCCCACATTGGGGAAGATATACACTTGGGTGTTAATTGCTGGAAGAGCCAAGGGCCATCACCCTCATCTCTTACCTAGAATCCACCAACGTCCATCTTGGGTGTGTGCAGTGCTTGCTGCTCCAAGGTTACCGTTACCGAAAACCACGCGCTTGTTGGTCTCATCGATGCTTACTGTAAGTGTTCCATCGTTAAGAGTTACTGCACTTTGGTCAGGACCCAACTTAAACAAGTTGTCGTTGTTAGTCATTTCACTTCCTGCTCCTGCACCAATTGTAACAGTTGTAGCAGCAAGAGCAGTAATTACTCCTACTATTGCACCTGTTGATGTATAGACTGTTTCACCGATGTTAAAGTGGATTCGAGCATCGACTGTGTCTACAGTCATTGCTGTTTCTCCTAATGCTATATCGTCGCCTTCGTTGATTTTAATTCCTGTGTCGTAAAGACTGGTAACGTGTCCACCTGCTGCTAGAACCTCAGAGAGGTGGTCTGAGTAATCTACATCAAGCCCTCCATCAGTAAAAGTTCCAGTTAGCATGTATAAGTCACCTAATACATGTGGTCGTATATCGCTCGTATTGCCTGCTGCCATGTTTGATTCACTCCTGTTCCTCGTTATTCAATTCTTCGACTTGCCTGAGTAGGACTCTCTTAGTTGCTCCTGCTTTGATTTCGACGTTACGGGCTTCTAGCCACTCAACAATATCGTTCTTTAACCACCCATTATCAGGGATTCCATCATCACCTTCATCGACCGTTTCTTCAACGACCTCAGGTTTTGATGGAGCAGGTTTTGATGGACTGTAACCAGTGACCTCATACAGAGCACTGTTTAAACGACTATGATATCGTTCCATCCATTCTTGAGATACTTCTCTGGGCACTTTGTAATCGAACCAACCAAGAGGACCAGCATTAAAGCCAGCCTTCTTGGGGCCAATGTAGCGCACCGTAGGCATGTCGATTCACCTTAACCGACAATTATCCAGATTACAGCGTTGCTTGTATCGTCAGTGGTTCCATCACTGGAAAGTTCACAGTCAGCCGTGAGAATAAGTCCACTAGATGTTACACCAAGATTTGCAGTAGCGTCAGTTCCATGTGCAATTGCACTGATGATAACATTACAATCTCCGCTAAGAGTGATTGTTTCTGCTTCTGCAAGTGCACCAACTCCAAGACAAACGAGGCGAGGTTGCATCCTGTTTGCTCCGTCAGTCTGACGGGCTGCAAAGGAGGTCAAAGCCCCCGGATAGGATGTTAGCCAAGTTGTTTCGTCTTGGTCTACGCCTGCTTGTAGTGGTAGGTCCAATTGAACCTGCAAAGTTGCACTGCCGCTACTTGTGTATGTAATTCCTCTGTGTGTTGTTGCTGCCATTTTTAATCACCTTCTTATTATTGTCCCTCAGACCTCACTGGAGGTCACGGATACTCCCGCTTGCGCCGAAGAACGAGTCCCAGACTTCACCCATTGTTCGGTAAAGTCCTTCCTGACCGAGACGATTGATGGCGAACGGGTCACCAGTCTCGATACCAGACTCGAAGTATTGTGTTGGGATAGCAGTTTGGAACCACATGTAATCAGTGTCCAGATAGTATAGACGACTGATTGTGTCCGTAGGCATGTCCTTAGTTGGAATGAGTGGAACACCGTTGTAGGTTGCAACAAGGAAACCAGCCTCGATACCGGGAACACCCTTTACACCGTTGTAGGTAGGGGTTACACGCTTGGATTCCATGAATCGCTGCTGACTCTGTAGGAGTTGCTGAACACGCATTAGTGTATCATATCCAGTTAGGATAACCTTGGTGTTACCACCACGAGTCCAGATTTGCTGGAATAGA